TCCGAAGTCATAATCTGGTCTTCACTCATACGCAAAAACCAACCAAATATTTCACGGTCTCTTAATTCAGGCCAAGGAAACGGGACATATACTGTATACGCACAGAGATCAAATGGTAAATTGCCATCTGTACCTGTAGCAAGTAAATCTTCTAATTGAATTCTTTTACCATTCTTTTTACGCATACCTTCAACAGCTGGGTCAATAATAATACCTGTATTAACATATTCTGTAGATAATCTCACAAAATCCCAATTAACATCACGTCTGATTTGATCCCCACCACGTTTTTGTGCTACACGAGCATATGTAATTTCCATCCATTCTTTGAATAAGGGATGATTTGGATAAGGCGACCAAATAGAACGGAATCCAGGTATATTTGTTCCATCGGGTCCAGCATATGTTTCATCAAGATCAGTGCCAAAGAATACAACTTTATTTTCTGGTAATTTACCAAATCCTTTAAGAGCAATACTATATGGTGTAAGCCATAAGCCACCATATTTAGCAAGAATGGCAGCTCGAATATAATTGAGTTCAGATTCATTAACAGGGCTAATAGGGTCACGTAGACCGGGAGGAAGTTGGTTCCATCCACCTAATAATTCTGCTACACCAGATAGTCCGCCAATAACTTCAATTCTGTATTCATCTTTGTTTTGTTTTACGATAGTTTCATAACAAAGATTCAAGAATGGCATATTTAAAGCACGAGAACTACGAGCTCCAAAATCAGCCCATTGACGGGAATTGACATCGCTTGTGTCGTAGTATAACCAAATTACTGGTTTATTCATTCCCTTATTCAATATATGTTTATTAGCAAATGGGTCATTTTTAATTAATTTACTTGAGTAATATAATCCAACTATTACAGCGACTATGAATAGTATTAGTATGATTAAAAGAAGTCTATTAATTGGACTCATTTACCTACCTATAAAAAGCATATAATACCTCACTGAAATCGTAACTTAAAGTTAATAAATAACATAGTTATAAATGTGGAATGACATATTAAAAAAATGTGATATAAGTATTAATAGTAGTAATAATGATATTAATGAAGTTTTAGATTCAAAAATACAAAATAATACAGATAGTTATATTTTAAATGTATTTTCAAATAAAGATAATTCACCAATAGATAATACAATTCGTTTATGGCCACATCAAGAAGCTATGTTACATAGAGTTAGACAGATTGAACATAACGGATATATGTGTAAAACTAATCATACAGAAGGTTCAATTATGAGATATATGAATAAAAAGGAAGCACCCAAATCATATGATGTATGTCTTGGTGTAATGAATGATCCACCTGGTTCTGGTAAAACATATGTAATTTTAACACATATTCGTACTGATTTAAATTTGGGTCCAACAATAATTATTGTTCCACAAAATATTTATGGTCAATGGAGAGAATCAATTGAATTAATATTTAAAAATCAACTAAATAAATGTAAATTTTCATTATCATATTCAGATGTGATGGATATGTATGGAAATCCAAATATTGTAGAGAAATATAAAGTAATTTTATTATTAGATAGTTTTGCGGAAGCGTATTTAAAAGTTTTGAATGATAATAAAATTGGGATTTGTCGTATTGTAATTGATGAAATTGATATTATGGATAAATTTGTATGTTCTTCTGTAGAGTCAAGATTTGTTTGGTTAATGTCTGCTTCATATAAAACCCAAAAGATTCTTGGACCATATCATATAGGTGATCATACAAAAGTTATATGTAAATGTGATAATGATTTTGTACAAAAATCACTTAATTTACCTATTCCTAAAAGTCAAGCTATTGAATGTAGCGATGAACATATACAATTATTTATAGATATTATTGATTCTAAGCAAATGAAAGCGTTAAATGCAGGCGACCATATGATATTAAATCGTATTATGAATAAATCTGGTTTAATAACATTATTATTATACAAGGATTTAGTTAGTAAATATATTACGTATTTAGTTAATAAAGCGGATTTATTGGAAGATGCTGAAAAAGAATTAGAAAATTTTGTAATAATAGATGACCGTTCAGAAAAAGAATATAATATTTTAAGAGATAAAATTACAGTATTAAATACATTTAAAAAAAATGCTATTATTCTTGAAGAACGTAAAATAAAACTATCTGATAATTTCTTAACAAATAGTAAAGAAAAATATTTAGAGGGAGAATTTATTGAAAAAATGAAATTAGATAAAAGTAGTAAATGGTTAGTATTCAATGATAATGGTAATGTTTTAGTTAAATATCAAGAATTATTACTTAAGAATGAAATTAATGCAGTTATGTTAGATGGTGGTAATCAAAAAATAATTGAGAAGACATTAAAAGATTATAAAGAAGGTGAGGTACAAGTATTATTATTAAATTCAATGATAGAAGGAGCGGGTATGAATTTAGAGAATACAACACATCTTCTATTTATGCATAAAACAGAAGAGAAGTTTATTGAACAGGTAATTGGTCGTGCGCAACGTTATGGTAGAAAAAATCCATTAAATGTGATAATGTTATTTAATAAAAATGAATAATTTATAAATTTATTACAAAACCATTATAGGCTTCATTGGGATATTTCTCAGGTGGCCAATTTTCTAATTGATTACTTTGTTTGGCATCAAATTCAAAAAAGTCTTTAACAGCTTCTAAATGTTTTGTCTGTTCTACTATTTTTTTCTTTTCAAATTCTTGTATTGCTTTAAGTTCATTATTATCGAATGGTGTAATTTGAGTATTTCTTTCTTTGATTATGTCTTCTAAAGTTTTATTAGTTTCTTTAAAGATTGTAATCTTATCTGTAATTGTATTAGCAGTTGTAAAAGCAGAATATACATCAGTATATTCAGGATTTATAAAGATATCTGAAGTATAACCACCTTCATGACTTTCAATAATACTTGTCCCAATAGATATTCCAGAAATATAAGCCATTGCTTCAGGATGTAAAATAATAGCATTTGGTTCTGGTTTATCTTTTTTTACTGATTCTTCAAATATTGTATTAAAATCTTTTTTAAGAAATGTAGGAGGATTTTGTGTAGCATCACCAAATATACCTTCAATTAAATTAGTATCATCAGATTTATTTTTAAGCCATTCTTGATATCCGTGTATATCGCATTTATGAGATTCTTCAAATTGTTTATTAAATATTTCATTATCAAACTCTTCAAATATACGATTAATTAATTCATCTGGTCTTAAATCACGAAGTTTATCTGGTGATATGACATTTTGTAAAGTTAAACGTCCACCATTGATACGTTGAAATGTTTCTGATAAATAAACAAAAGCAGCTAATATTTCATCAAATTCAATTGCATCTCCACCCTTATCTGGATGAACTTTTAACACTTTTTTTTTAAAAGAATTTTTAAGTGAATCTGCCGTAATATCATCAATGTTTAAAAATTCAAATAGTTGAAGACAATATTCTAACTCAGACATTATATATCTAATGAATTATTAAACTTTATATTCTTTATTTAAACACTTTAATATGTTAATTTTCCTTGATTTAAATCAACACCATCAGTAATAACCATTCGTTTCATTTGGTCAAAATAATTTTGATTTCTGACAGACATTTCAGCACGTTGTCTTTCACGTGTATCATCTTGTTGTTTTTGGCGATTTTCAAAATCACGAATGCCATGAAGTTCAGATTGTGAAAACGGATCAGGTGCTTTTTCTCTTGCGGCTCTGTATTGTTCAAGATTTCTTTCACCAACATGTACATTTGCTACTTTATCTGAAATAGTACTTTCAGATGTATATGCACCACGTAAATCAGTAAATTGGAATTTTGAACCAGTTGCTGCTGTATATGATTCTACTTTTTCGCCTACAAAACTAACACCACTTGTAGGGTTAAGTGTTAAAGCCATTTCACCAGGATGAACTATAAGAGAATTTGAAGTACGTTGATTTTTTCTCGATTCATCGTCAAATAAGCGATTAAATACGTCTCGATTGAATTGGCCACCAAATTTAGGTGCTGGTGTAGATTTAGAATCAGCAGATTTTAACCAATCACCATAACCATCTGAATCAGGATCTGGAATATGAGTTTGTTCAAATAGTTTATTAAAAGAATTCATATCCAGATTCTTCGCATTTAAACGAACAGGTTCACCTTGATGTTTCCATTTCTCAGCATCCATATCTCTACTTACATTAACTGATGTAGGAGCTTCAACACGTCCAGATGATATTTTTTTACCACCACGCATATGTTTAAGGATTTCTGATAAATATGCATAGGCTCGTGTAACTGCTTCAAAATATTCTTCTGACCCGCCTTTGTCTGGATGAGCCTTAAGAGCCATCTTTTTATAGGCGGATTTCAAAGTTTCTTCTGTTAATGCTACTTCTTCTTGAATATTCAGTACTTCAAGGCAAGATGAAAAATATGTCATTGCTTTTTGTTTGGGAGTATCCGTAATAACTTTCCAACTTGGTGTATTATCGGTATGCGTAATAATTTGACTTTGTTGGCGATTTTGCTGTGAATATGATTGAGTAGGTGGTGTAGAACCAATATTGTTAAAATTAGGCTGCATTGAGCGTGGTATGGATGACATTTGTTGAGGTGTATTATATTGTTCTCTCGATTGTTCTCCCGGAAGTAATGGTGGAGTTCCCCCAGAATTTACAGTAGAAATATAGTTTAACAAATAACTATATATGCCAGCTCTTTTGGCAGAACTAACATATTCCATTGAAGCCAAACATGTATTAATAATACCAAGTCTTTTAACAGAATCTTTTATTTGAATAATATTTGTATACATTCGCAAATGAACTGGATCAATTGATGATTGGTTATTACCCATCTTACCTACAATCTTCCAAAAATAGTTTAATTATTATTTATTCTCACAAGAAATTATGAAATGTTTTTTTTATAGTGTATATAATTTTTTATTCATTATAGATATTACTATTTTATTAAAGACTAAAAAATGAATTAATAATAATGAATTTTTTAATAATATATTATTGTTAAAAAAATAATATAATTAAGAGAAATTGTGAAATACATTATTATTTATATTAATATTTTATTGATGTATTAGAATAAATAATTTCTAATGTATACTTTAGAATGAGTGATTCAAATGAAGTTATAGAAGAAGTTATAGAAGAAGTTAGTAATAAAATAGAGTCTTCACTTGTAGAGCCAATTACTAAACAAGACATATCATCTACGGTTATTGTAGAAAGTACAATAGTAGTTGATAAAAAATTAGGTTTAACTCTTATAAGTGAAAGTAGTTTATCAGAAGAGCAAAAGAATCTTGCAGCAAGTATTTATGATTCAGTAAAGCTTTCCATTCAAGGATTTATAAATAATCCTAATGTAAATAATACTATAAAAATTACTAAGACACTTGGACAAGTAATAAAACAATTAGAAGTTAAAGTATCTACAAGTGCGAATAAGAAGGCTGTAGCAATTGAATTGGGTCGTATTTTAATTAAGGAAGTAATACCAGATGATAAGGGTGAATCTGAAGTATTAATGATCTATGATTTAATAGCAGAAGAAACATTAGAGGCTATGATAGAAGTCTCAAGAGTTGTTAATATAGCTGTTCAGAAAATAGCGGTCAGTTGTTGTCCAAGTATATTAGAGCTTTTTAAACGTTCTAATAATTAAGATATATAATATTTAATAATTTCTTTAACTTCAAGAATACTGGGTAGTGGAATCATGGATTCACATTCCCAGAAGTATCTTTTTCCAGTAGATTCAAATGAGAATTCTGAAGGGTAGAATTGTGGAGCTAATTTAGGAAGCATTCTTTCAGGACCATTTGGAATTAAGGCCCAACTTTCTAAAGGTAGTACAAGAGCGAGTTGTTCTATTGGGCGAATATCAGATCCTCTAAGAAGAACTTTTTCTGGAAAATTAGGTAATAAATTTGTTTTATAAAGATATTCTTTTAGTGAATACCATAAGGGAGGAAGATTAAATGGATAGAACCAGTTAAAGCATACATCATCAATTGAACCTGTATAATATGCCCAAATCCACTGAATTCCATATAGATATTCTTTACAAATTCTATTATTATCATTATTATTTGAAGTAAATCCATTAAAGAATTGTGATAAATATTTGTCTTTCCAGTTATGTACTAAATGTTTTCCATCAACAAGTATATGCTCTTCAATATGTGAAAGTGGCCAATTATTATCACCTAATTTAAATTCAGATTCGTTTAGTTTTTGTCCTAAATTACGAGCCATTATTTGTTTTTTATGTATATATTTTTGAATTCTATATTCTTCACTTATTGAAAGGATTGTAAATAAAGATTTAACATTATCAAAAGATATTTTAAGTGTTTGAGGGTCGATAATATTAATATTTTTAGAGGTAAGTGTTTGAATAATATCGAGGAGTTCAGAATGACCATCTTCTCTAATTTTAAGTCCAAGAGAACTTGGTAGGAAATCATTACCAAGAACAGACATCGCAAAACAATAATTTAGAATAAACATCCTTTGTTTCACTGGGTCAGATATAAATTCAATAGATAACCAATTTTTTAGTGCGTTAATTGAAAACCATTCAAATAATTCTTCTCCAAGTGAATTATAATTAATTTTGCCAGCATTTACTTCTTCTCTAAAAAGCCATATTTTATTATTTTGTTGGCACATTTCATGTCCAAGAATAGATAGTATAATAAGATCAGCATCAAGGCCATATACTGCATAATCACCTTTATATATTCCCTTACGCCATTCTGACATAATTTTATGTTCTCCTTCTCCAGGTTCATCACTTGAACTAAGTATCCAAGATTTGATTCCGTGTTTATTAATCATAGTTTCAAGTCTTATACGTAATTTTTTCATAAAATTAGTTCCTGGTGTAATGGAATTTTTGTCCCATGTGGGGCAAGTGGTTGTATCAGAATCTGGATGTTGTGCTAGCCAGATAGATTTAAAACGACGAAGTCTTTGTTGGCGCATTTTTGCCATAGGGACAACACCATCAATAGCAATATATACACCAGAAGTTGGATTAACTTCTTTAATAACTTTTAGACAATATTTAACAATACATTCACACAGTTTAGTTTCCCATTCGTCTTTATTAGAATCACCAGGATATTGTGGTGTATCTTCTCTGTGAAGGCAATGATAAATGAGACAATTAAAGTCCATAAATAACCAATTTATGTTATTATTGTTAGGATGAGCTTTATTAATAAGACCTGGAATAGTATCAATTAATTTTTTATAATATGAAGGAATACCCATTTGGAGTTCTTAATATAAAGATGTAAAGATGCTTTATGTTTTCTGAATTGAATAAATAGGAATGTCAGTCGCAGCTGGAATTACACAACCTGGTGTATGGGATAAGGTAAAAGACTTTATAGGTGGTACGGTATTTAAAACTATAACTGAAATTCATATGCTAATGCCAGACTCAATTTTATTTGGATCAATATTAATGTATTTTTTAACCCAAAATATGGCTTTTGGTATATTCGCTATTTTTATATTTGAAACTGTTTTATCACATAAGATGATATCGTGGATATCATCACAAGCAGTTGGTTCATCCCGGTCTGTTGATATACAGTGTCGTGTAGGATATAAAAGTCCTCAATTTAGCGTTGAAAGAATATTTTCACACGACTCCTATCCTTCATATGGTATGTTTTCTATATCAGCAATTGGGACATATTTAGCATTAGCTACTTCATATTTTAAGGATACATTAAAGGCAATGGATGAAAGTACTATAACAAATAATAAATCTACAAATGATTATTGGTCATCACGTCCGCTTGTATCATATATATTAATAGGTTTAACAGTTATGGCATTTGCTATAGTTAGACTCTGGAAGTGTGATACAATTAGTGAGGTTATAATAGCATTTATATTTGCTATAATAATTGGTGCTTTATTTTTTTATATTAATAAGGCAGTATTTGGTGAAGAATCTATGAATTTCTTAGGTTTACCTTATTTGGTAAGTAAGGATAGTCAAGGTGCGCCAATATATATATGTTCAGCTGATACTAAGGATTCTCACACTGCTTAAAAGTAATTAATTAGTATATAATAAATGCAAGCCTTATATACTAAATTTAGTCACGAAATTATGTTGGTAGTATGTAATATAGTATCAATCGGTACATTAGGATATATAATTAATGATTCTAATATGATTGAGAAAAAACATATTAGATTTGTATATGATAATAAAATTAATAAATTAAATACAGAACTTGAAAATTTAAAACTTGAAAATTTGAAACTTGAAAACTTGAAACTTGAAAACTTGAAAATAAAACAATGATAAGATAAATTAAAATACTAAATAGTAGGATTAAAATGGACTCGTTAAAGAATATTATATCAGACATTCGTGTTTTTCTTTACGGCGGGATTTCAACACTTCCATTAACAATAGCAGGGACATTATCCATTTTAGGTCTTTTTACAGGGAACTATGCGATAATATTTTTTCTACTTGGATATTTAATTTTAGCCCCGTTAGGGGCAACACTTTTAAATTCTATAGGAGGATATATATTTGGAGGTTTTAATATTTTTAAAGCAAAAACAGGAGATAATTGTAAATTAGTTATCCCATATTCTACATTAAATTCATCAGGAAATTCTAATGATAGTAGTGCTGTTATATCTACAAATTGGTTGGCAATGTCTACATTTTTTGTTGGATATTTATTTACAAATAGTTTAGAATTATATAGCCGTGAATCAGAAGATACATCACTAAAGATTGATA